AAGTGACAAAGTTAAACAATCTGCTTTAAATAGACCAAAACGAGTTTTAACTGAAGAAACCAAGAAAAAAATTAGCTTGGGAATGATTGGTAGAAAATTAAGTGCAGAAACTTGTAAAAAAATAAGTGATTCTCATAAGAATAAAATTGGTCATATACCTAATGAAGAAACTAGAAAAAAAATGAGCAATTCTTTATCAGGGAAAAATCACCCTATGTTTGGGAAAAAACATTCTGAAGATACAAAGAAAAAAATGAGCAAAGCCAAAAGGAATAAACATGAGTTATAACCTATTACAGCTTGTCCAGCAAGTTACGGCTGAACTAAACTTAGCCGTTCCTACCTATGTAGCAGGCAATCCTAGTCAGGATGTGCAACAAATCTTGGCTCTGATGAACCGTGCTGGGTATGACTTGGTTAAGGAGTACGATTGGCAAGCATTAGAGGTAGAGTATCGTTTCTACACAACCGCTGTAACCACAACCTGCGACACTACGAATGGCACTTATATATTAGGTAACATTCCAAGTACCGTAGGTTTGGACAGCACCTATTCAATCGTGGGGACAAATGTACCCCAAGATACCTATGTGGATCAAGTAATTGATGCCCATACAATTACAACTACCCAGTTATCGTCTGCTACATCTTATGGTGGATCGGTCACATTTAGCAAGACTATCTATGACTTGCCGCCTGACTATGAAACTATTACAGATAACACGCATTGGGATAAGACAAAGCATTGGCAGATGCTTGGCCCAGTCGATGCACAACAATGGCAATGGCTAAAGTCGGGTTATATCTCAACAGGGCCACGAGTTCGCTGGCGTATTCTTGGCAATGAATTTCAGATATGGCCACCCTACAATACTCAAGAATATCTAGGTTTTGAGTACCGTTCTAGGGGATTTGTAAAAGATGCAACTGGTCAAGTAAAGAATAGCTTTACTGCCGATACCGATACTACTGTCTTAGATGATGACGTCATTGCATTAGCGACTAAACTTAAATACTTCCAAATCAAGTCTTTTGATACTACTGCATTGAATCAAGACTACATACGCTATTTGAATGTGGCTAAAGCTAACGATAAGGGTTCTGCTACCTTATCATTTGCACCACAACCAAGTGCCGTTCTTATTGGCTGGGCTAATATCCCTGATACTGGCTATGGTTCTTAATCATGGCAATTCAAGGTAGAAACGCCACCACAACATCGATGGCCGCCCCTATTGGGGGATGGAATAACAGGGACTCATTGGCAGAAATGCCGCCATTAGACGCTGTTGAATTGGTTAATTTTTGGCCTACTCCTACAGATGTACAGCTAAGAAAAGGTTGGACTAAGTACAGCACAGGAATTACAGGGCAAGTTGATACGATTATTAACTTTCCTACAAACAACTCTGAAGGCTATAAACTTTTTGCATTTGCTGGAACTCAGATTTATGACGCTACAAGCTCTACAGCAACGGTCGTATTTACTGGATTAACTAACGCCAAGTGGCAGTATGTCAATATGACTACCGCTGGTGGCAACTTTATTATTGCTTGTAACGGTGTAGACCCTACCCTTATATATGACGGTACGGCTTGGGCATTTATGGCTACAACCCAAACTGCTGTGACTATTAGCAGTATTACGCACACAGGAACAACAGCGAATGTTACTACCGCAACTGCACATGGTCTAGTAACAGGCAATAGAATCAGCTTATCGGGTGGTGTTCCTACTGATTACAACGGCACTTATGTTATTACCAAGACAGGTACAAATACATTTACCTATGTAATGGCTACGACCCCAGCTTCTAATGCAACAACTGTACCAACCTATACGATTACAGGGATTACGGGCGTAAATAGTAACATATTTGTTAATGTCAATTTGTTTAAAAACCGTTTGTATTTCTGTGTTAATAATAGTTTAAGTTTTTGGTATCTTGATGTAGAAGCGATCTCAGGCCCAGCTACAGAGTTCCCTTTAGGTGCTATTTTTCGCAATGGCGGTTATTTACAAGCAATGGGTACATGGACACTTGATGCTGGTTATGGTGTAGATGACTTTGCTGTATATGTAACCAGTATGGGTGAAATTGCCGTATATCAAGGCTTTGACCCTAGCGATCCTAATAACTGGGCAATGAAAGGTTTATGGCAGATGGGTCAAACCTTTAGCCGTAGATGCTTCTTTAAGTGGGGCGGTGACTTATTGCTATTAACGCAAGACGGGTTAGTACCATTGACGTCTGCATTGCAATCTGATCGTTTAGACCCCCGTATTAACCTGACAGACAAGATTTTCTACGCTGTTTCATTAGCTTGTAGTGCTTATGCTAACAATTTTGGCTGGCAAATTAATTATTTAGCAGAAGCTAATATGCTGATTTTGTCCATTCCGACATCAAACGGCATGGAACAGTATGTAATGAACACCATCAATAAGTCTTGGGCTAGGTTTACTGGAATACAGGCTTATTGCTTTACCGTATCAGGTGATCAGGATATGCACTTTGGCGGTAATGGCTATGTTGGTCTGTTCTTTAATGGTTTTTCTGATAACAATACTAATATTGTTGCTACAGCGCAACAGGCTTATAACTACTTTGAGAGTCGTGGACAGCTTAAACGCTTTACACTAGTAAGGCCTATATTCCAAACAGATAACGGATTACCGACCGTTTTATGCGGAATTAGCACAGACTTTGACACAGTACCATTAACCAATCAGCTTGCCTTTAATCCATCTATTGCAAACACAGGTATTTGGGATTCTGCTAAATGGGATCAAAACACATGGGGCGGTGGACTTGTGACTACAAAATATTGGCAAGGCGTGACAGGTACAGGATTTGCCGCATCGATTAACTTGAATGTGGCATCTCAAGGAATTGATTTTCATTGGGCCTCAGTCGATTATGTAATGGAGCGAGGTGGGGTTCTTTGAGGAGAGTCACTACCGAAGATCAAAAGTACATGGGTGACTGGCTGGTTCGCTTAATGAACTACCCACTACCCGAAGAAACAGTCTGCATCGGACAAGAAATTGATGGTGTTTTATCAGCAGTCGTAGGATTCTGTAGTTTTATGCCTAAATCGTGCCAAATGCACATTGCGGCAGTAGACGAAGTAAATTGGATAAGTCGGGATTTATTATGGGCGGCTTTCGATTACCCCTTTAATAAACTAGGAGTTAGCGTTATACTAGGGCAAATCTGTGCTGATAACACGGATGCACTAAGGTTAAACCGACACTTAGGCTTTAAAGTTGTAGCTGAAATACCTGACGCTCACATGGAAGGCGATTTGGTAATTATGGCTATGAGGAAAGAGGATTGTCGGTGGTTAGACATCCAATGTCCTTTGAGGAAATTAAAAGGGGAATGACATGGGTGGTGGTGGATTTTTAGGATTAGGGCCTGCGCCAAGTGCGCCAGCCGCACCTGACTATACTGGAGCGGCAAATGCTACAGCCGCAGGTAACTTAGCGGCCGCACAAACAGCGGCGGCGGCAAATCGTGTAAACCAAGTAACCCCTTACGGTAACCTTAATTACAGTCAAAATGGTACGGATGCTCAAGGCAATCCTACTTGGACAGCTACTACAAGTCTTTCCGATGTCGGTCAGCAACTATTAAACAATCAAAACAACGCATCATTAGGTCTTGGTTCTGCTATTACATCCCAATTGGGAAATGTACAGAACACAATGTCACAGCCGTTTAATCCTAACCTTCCACAAGTAGGCATTAATGCTGGTCAGAATTACCAAGATGCGGCAATGCAACGTCTAGCACCTCAAATTAGTCAACAGCGTGAATTGCTTAATAATCAGTTAGCTAATCAGGGTATTCCCGTAGGTTCTCAGGCTTGGCAGACTGCACAAATGAATCAAGGTCAAAAAGAAAATGATCTTTTAGCCGCTAATACAACTCAAGGCTTTAATACTGGTTTAGCCGCCAATCAGCAGGCTTATAATCAAGCTCAAACTAATTACAATATGCCACTTAATACTTTAAGTGCATTGCGTACAGGCGCACAGGTTCAAAACCCAACATTCCAAAATACCCCACAACAAGCGACTACTGGTGGTGCTGATCTATTAGGTGCGGCTACTGCTACTGGTAACTACAATTTGGCTAGTTCTAATGCCGCTAATGCCGCACAAAGTGGATTTAATAGCGGGTTAATGGGTCTTGGCGGAACATTAGGTGCGGCTTATATGATGTCACCAACTTCAGATATTCGTACTAAAGAAAATATTAAACAAGTTGGTTACTTAAATAATGGATTGCCATTATATGAGTTTGAATACAAGCCTGAATTTAAAAATGATCCTTTAGCTGGACATGGTAAGTTTATGGGTGTAATGGCTCAAGAAGCACAAGAAGTGATGCCTGAAGCTGTTTCTACACGCCCTGATGGTTATTTGATGGTTGATTATGGTAAGTTAAATGGATAGTCAATACACAAATCCGTATACATCGACTTATGCGCCTGCTACATTTTCACAACAGGATGCACAAGGTCTTGGCCCTGTATTCCAAAATACTAATGCTCAACAACAGTATTTAGCGGCACAATTGCGTGAACAACAAGCATTGGCACAACATAAAAATCCACAACAAACACAAGGTAGCAGTATGAACCCTATGGATTTAGCTAAAATGCTAAAGAATAAGCCTGCTCAACAACCTACAGATGCAACTGGCGCACCTGTAACCGATTACAGCACACCATATAACCCTGCAACGGGTCAAAGTTGGGATGTAACTGGTAGTGGTTTTGCTGGTAACGGTGGGTATGATCCTACTGCAATGGGTGGTATGAATGACTATTTAGGTCAAATGGGTCTTGATACTGGTGGCTTTAGTGGCGCAGGTGACTTTAGTATGGGTGGTGCTGGTGACAGTTTGGCTGGTGCTGGCGATAGTTTAAGCGGTCTAGGTGATATGTTCAGTGGTATTGGTGGATGGTTCTCAGGCATTGATTGGGGTGGAATGGGTGCAGGTGCGGCAACAGCCGCAGAAGAAGCCGCTCCAGCCGCCGCCGCCGCCGCATAAGGAAAGAAAATGGCAGATACAAATCAATTTAGCGCAATTCAAGCTGGGACAATGTCCCCTGAAGATTATGCACAACAACAAGCCTTAAATCGTCAACAACGGTTTGCTGATCTGTTAATGACTCAAGGACAGCAACCACAAGGTCAGATGGTTAGCGGTCGTTATGTACCGCCTAGTTTCTTTCAAATGCTTAATCCAGTAGTCAACCAATTGGCTGGTGCATATCTTGGTAAAAAGGGTGACGAACAAGCAATTTCTTTAGCTCAAAAATTGCGTGGAAAACAAGAAGAAGCCGTGCAAAATTATATGAACGCTATGCAAACCACTCCTGCACAAGAAGGTGGTATTCAAGGCCCTAATGGCATGACTACGCAGACTACACCTGATATGTATAACGCTGATATGTCACTTAATCCGCAATATAAGCAAGTAGCTCCTGTTGCCGCACAAGGCCCTGATTATTACAAAGCATTTAAAGCGGCTACAAGTCCTTATGCACCTGCTCCATTGCAATCTGCTGGATATGAAATGCTCAAACCTCAAAAATTGGGTGAAGGTGAAACACTTAATCGATTTAATTTTGCTAATGGACAACTTACTCCTTATGCTTCAGGTGGTGAGAAATTACCTACAGAATACAAAGAATATCAAAAAGCTATTTCAGACCCAAATCAACCATATAAAGGTTCTTTTTTTCAATATCAACAAGAACGATCAAGAGCTACTGCAAATCAAAATACGATTAATATGCCGCCCGTTGAGAGTGCTTACAATGCCGCTTTTGGTAAAGGTGTAGCAGAACAAGATTTAGCCCTTAAAAACATTGCTGAAGGTGCTAAAACTACAGTAGCTAACATTGGTAGACAAAAACAAATCCTTGATAGCGGTAAATTCTTTAGTGGTAAAGCCGCTAATATTCAAAATGAATTGGCTAATTTTGGTACTGCTCTTGGTGTTACTGGTAAAGATGGTCAAGAAAAAGCGGCAAATACTCAAAGTCTTATTGGTGGTTCTGCTGGCATAACATTAGATAATATTAAAGGATCAGGACTTGGCGCAGGTCAAGGCTTTACTGATAAAGATTTGCAATTCTTACAAGATGCTAAATCCTTTAAAATTACTTGGAATAAAGAAAATATTGCTAGGGTTCTTGATCTTCAAGAAAGAGCCGCTATTGAAGGTGCTAAAAAATGGAATAACCGTTATGGTCAAATTCAAAAGACTGCTACTGGCCCTATTAATGTTCAAGGCGTAGATGTTCCAAAACCATATAGCGGTCAAGTTAAATACTTGGGTAATGAATAATGGCTGAAACTGTTGTCGCTAGAGTTCAACTTCCTGATGGCTCTGTAGGTCGTTTTGAAGTTCCTAAAGATATGAGTCCTTCTGATGTAGAAGAACAGGCTTTAAATGCTTATATGGCACAAGGTCGTACTCAAAGTCTTTTAGCACCTGAAACAACTGAAAAAAGCGTTCCAAAAGTATTAGCTCAAAGTGCTGGTAAAGCAGTTGCTAATATTGGTGACCTTGTTGTTGGAGCACCTGAAACTTACAAGCGTATAACAAATTATGCTATGGGCAAACTTAAAGGAGAAGATGTCGAAGCTCCAAGAGGTGCTACACCCATTACTAATGCTTTGGTTAAACATGGCATTTTTACACCACAAAACGAACCTAATACACC